GCTCCACATATCTTAGCAACAAATGTTCACGGAACAATTTTAACAGCAACACAGGCAACGATTGACCACGATAGTCTGGCAAATTTCGTAGCAAACGAACACATAGACCACTCAGCAGTATCAGTTGTAGCCGGAGCAGGATTAACAGGTGGTGGTACAATCGCAGCAAACAGAACTTTAAATGTTGTCGGTGGAGATGGTATAACTGCAAATGCAAATGATATAGCTATAACTGCCGCACAAACAACTATCACTTCAGTATTGGCAGAGGATTTAAAACTTGGAGAGGACGCACAAACCAAGATTGACTTTGAAACCGCAAACGAAATTCACTTTGATGTAAACAATATTGAAACATTTAATATGGCAGGTCTACAACTTAGTGGTTCACAAGCATCAACAGGTTCATTCGGAAGTGTGGTAACAGATGCCAATATAGGTGTCGGAGTAGCAAATCCGAAAACAAGTATAGAGGTAATCGGAAGTGTTAGTTCGAGTGCAAGTGGTTCGTTCTTAAATGTAGACATAACAGACAATCTACACATAGCCAATGATATTAAATTAATTGATAATGGAAATGTTTTATTTGGTGCAGATAATGATATGAACATAACCCATAACGGAACAGATTCATTCATAGACAATTATAAAGGTCATTTAAACCTAAGAACTCAAGACGCTGATAAAGATGTAATATTATCTTCTGATGATGGTTCTGGTGGGTTAACTGCATATCTAACATTAGATGGTAGTACAAAGACATTGGAAGCTGCAGTTCCAACAAATTTCGCAGCAACATCTTCACACGCATCAATAAAATTAAATCACGCAGGTCATTTAAGTGGTAGTTTAGGAACAATAACAGGTATAAAACAAGCAAATATTACATCTGGTTCACTTGATTACATAAATGTAACAGGACTAATGACAGCATCAGGTCTTGAAACAAGTGGTGATGTTATAGCATTTGGTTCATCTGATAGAGGATTGAAAGATGATATTAAACCAATTGAAAATCCATTAGAAAAAATGGAAAAGATTGGTGGTTATACATTTGTATGGAATGGTAAACAATCCACATATAAAGGAAAAGACATTGGTGTCGTAGCACAAGAAATACAATCAGTTTTACCAGAGATTGTAGCAACTCGTGCTAATGGATACTTAGGTGTCAAGTATGAAAAGATTGTTCCATTACTAATAGAAAGTATTAAAGAAAACACAAAACAAATAAAAGAATTAAAACAAGAAATCAATGAAATTAAAGAGAATTGTGATTGTTTGAACAAATAGTTTTATACTTATATATAACTTAAATAATATATTAAGGAGTTACAATGGCAAAGAAAAAAGAAATAAAATTCACAAAAGAAGAGATGAACTCATTATCAGATTTGAGAAATTCTTTTGCTCAACTTGAATTATCATTGGGTAAAGTAGAAATAGCCCGTATTCAATCAGAGCAAAGAATGGAACAACTCGTAAATGAAAAACTTCGTTTAGAAACTCAACTTAATGATATACAGAATAATGAAAAAATTCTTGTACAATCATTAAATGAGAAGTATGGTGCAGGAAATTTAAATCCTGATACCGGTGTATTCACGCCAAACGAAATAAAATAATCACTCTTGTAAGTGACTTTTGACAAAGTTGTATGATATTTATTCTTACCATACAATTTTAATTTAGGAGAAAAATAATGGCCGAAAGAATAGTAAGTCCTGGTGTTTTTACCAGAGAAAAAGATTTAACATTCTTACCACAAGGAATTAGTGATATCGGAGCAGCTTTAATAGGCCCAACAGAAACGGGTCCAGCATTTGTTCCAACAATAGTTCGTAATATGGGTGAGTTTGAAACAATCTTTGGTAAAGAAAATCAAGATTTTTATGTTCCTTTTACAGCGAAGCAATATCTTCGTAGTGCAGGAACAGTAACAATAGTCCGTGTTTTAGGATTAGGTGGATACGCAAATGACACTATCACATTAGGTATTAGTGGTTCATTTGGACACAAAGTTGCAGCAGTTCTTAAACCTTCACGAGGCGCGACAGACCCAGACGCAACAGAATTAGCAGGGCCTACAAGTGCTTCAATCGTAATGGGAATACCTTCATCAAGCGCATTCCAATTAGCACTTGACCCAGATAATAATGGTAGTAAAACAACATACTCATTATCATTTGATTCAAGTTCAGCTGATTACATTACAAAAGTATTTAGTGAAAACCCACAAGACGCAAACAACGAAGTTTATGTATATTCCAACTTCCAAAACACACAAAATGCAGCAGGCGCAAATGACGTAGTGACTGTAAATAGTGGTAGTGATGAATTGTTCTCATTTGATTACAATGTAGCAACTACACCTTTCATACAATCACAAAAAGTTAATTCCGCAAGAACAAGTTTATTTAAAGTAAATACTCGTTCACACGGAAGTAATATGAATTCAAAATATAGAGTCGGTATTTCTAATGTGAAACGAGCAGTTGATGTTGCTGGTTCAGATTACGGAACATTTGACTTACAAGTAATAATCAATGACCCAACTAGCGTAGATGATGGAATAGTATTAGAAAACTTCCAAAATCTAACCTTTGATGAAGATAGTGTAAACTTTTTACCAAGAGCAATTGGTGATAAAAATACAACAATCGATTCACAAGGTAAGTTAACTCACAATGGAGATTATCCGAATCAATCACAATACATTTTTATTAGTAATTATGATAATTTAACAGGTATTTCAGAAGAGTTAGTTCCTATGGGATTTGATAAAGTATTACAACCACACAACACTACACTTGGAATTACTAGTGGTAGTACAATAGCAATGACTTTCCCATCTTGTTCATTTGTTGGAGCAACAAGTGGAGCAGGACAGAAAAATAATCGTGGAACATTTGACCAAAATGTTTACTACGGATTTGATTTCAATAGTAAAGATAGTCAAAACTATTTGAAACCATTACCAACAAGTGCAGCAAATGGTAACAATGTAACTATGAGTTTGGAAGACGCATTTGGTAACGATGACGCTTCTATATTGGGAACAACATTCTCAAATGGAACAGAAAATCTATCATTATCAGATTCAGATTACAGACAATTAAAGTTCGCAGTTCCTTTTCAAGGCGGTTTTGATGGTTCAAATCCAGCAACTGAAAGAAAAACAGGAACAGACATTGTGGCAGGAAATACACAAGGGTTTGATTTAAGTTCAGCAACAGCAACAGGTTCGTTAGCATATGTTAGAGGAATCAATGCAGTATCTAATCCAGACGAGTTTGATATTAACTTGTTAGCAATTCCAGGTGTTATACACCAATTGCACCCAAGTGTAACAAATCACGCAATTGATAAAGTAGAAGATAGAGCAGATTGTTTCTTTATCTTGGATGGTTCATCTTATGGAAGAACAATTCAAGGAGCAAAAGACGATGTTAAAGCTCTTGATTCAAACTACGTTGGAACATATTATCCTTGGATAAAAATCTTGGATAGTGTTAAAGGTAAACCAACGTGGGTTCCACCTTCAGTAGTTCTACCGGGAGTATTTTCAAATTCTGATAGAATAGGACAAGAATGGTTCGCACCAGCAGGTCTAAATCGTGGTGGATTATCATAAGTGTTAGAAGCACAAACAAGACTAACCAACTTAGAAAGAGATGATTTGTACGAAAATCGTATTAATCCTATCGCAACTTTCCCAGGTCAAGGTGTGGTCGTGTTTGGACAAAAGACACTACAAGCTAAACCAAGTGCTTTAGATAGAATCAACGTAAGAAGATTATTGATTAACTTGAGAAAGTTCATCGCATCATCTTCAAGATTCTTAGTATTTGAACAAAACACAAGTCAAACAAGAAGTCGTTTCTTGAATATTGTAAATCCATATATGGAACAAGTTCAAGCAAATGCCGGACTGACAGCGTTTAGGGTGGTAATGGACGAAAGTAATAACACTCCAGATGTTGTGGATAGAAACCAATTAGTTGGTCAGATATTCATACAACCAACCAGAACAGCTGAGTTCATAGTCTTAGATTTCGTAGTTCAACCAACTGGAGCAGCATTTCCAGAGTAATTGAATTCTTAATCAGAGAATGAGAAAAACCCCCAAGAAATTGGGGGTTTTTTGTGTAATGAGAGAAAAAATCTGCAGATGATTTACTCCAAATCATCAAAGGTTGTTTCTAATATCGTGAAACACTACATAACCCAATTCGGTTCCAAATTATCGTAGTCACCGAAAACCCACGAATCTAATTACTTAGGATAAATAGCAAATGTATCAGCGTATTCAGCTAAAGTATTGTGTTGATTTCTCACAAAGCCATATTGTGGTTTGCTACCACCACGATATTTAATTCTAAAATTACCAGTCATCATCATATTTCTGATAGTTGGGTTATACCTAAATTCCATAGGAATACCCTTGTATAAAGCTTGTTCAAAATAAGGAGCTTCATAATCTTCCAACCTAACAGCTGGTTGATTAGTATTAGCTTCATATAATTCCATAGGATTATGATTATATCTATAATGAGTAATGGTATGAGTTCCATTTTCTACATACTCACCAGCATCATTGTAATACCCATAATGATTTGGTATTTGTCTCGTTACCAAAGCATCTTCATAATTCCTTGTTTCAATTGTTGTATTTTCAGTCATTTCGTTTTCCTTTATCATTATCATAACACTATAATATACAAATACTATTTGTAAATGTCAAGCTTTTTTTTAATTATTTTCTTCAAAGAGTTCTTCTTCACAATCATCACAAAGGAAAAAGCCGTCTATTTCAACGCCACACTCTTCACATATTATCTCATCAATCATACTATAATATAGTTATTCCTAATGACAAAGTCAAGCTTTTTATTATAAAACTTCAATAAAACTTCTAAAACTATATCACATTTGATATACACTTTTTTTGATTTTGTTATATTTATTACTGAATAGAAAAAAATTATAGGAGAATTCAAGTGGCTTTTGCAGACCCAAACGAAATATTTTTTACACCTTTTGAACCTAAGATGAAAAATAGGTTTATTATGGAGATAGACGGAATACCGGCATATCTCGTTAAAACAATGGCAAGGCCATCAATCGCCTTCGATACAGTTACTTTGGACCATATCAATGTTAAAAGATATGTAAAAGGTAAAGCATCTTGGCAACCAATTGAAGTAACTTTATATGACCCAATCGTTCCATCAGGAGCACAAGCAGTCAATGAGTGGATTAGACTACACCACGAATCAGTAACAGGTGTTGACGGATACTCATCAGAATATAAAAAAGATATTACTTTCAATCTATTAAGTCCTAATGGAGAAAAGATTGAACAATGGATAATCAAAGGTGCTTTCTTAACAGCAGCTAATTTCCAAGATTTAGATTTCGCATCTAATGATGTAGTTGATATAGGTTTAACAATGCAGTATGATTACGCAATACTTGAATTCTAACGGAGAAAATTATGTGGGCAATATTTAAAGATAATAATGAATACAACGAGAAATCAATAATTGGTTTCGGTGCATTTACAGTAATGGTTTTATTTGCATTTGCAGATGTTGTAACTGGACTTATGGGTAAAGATTTAGTAATCAACGATGTTGTTTACAATTCATTCCTATTCACTACATTAGGTAGTTTCGGTATCGCAGGTGCTGAAAAAGTTTTAAAAAAATAACAAGTTATTAATTCTTAATTAATCAAGGAGTAAAACAAAATGGCTGAAAATCAGTACGGATTTCCTACTGAAGTTCTATCTTTACCATCAAAGGGATTATTATATCCCGAAGATAGTCCTTTGCGTAGTGGAACAATAGATGTCAAATATATGACAGCAAAAGAGGAAGA